CTTTAAAGTCATTCCATGCTGGACCAAGTTTTGCTTTGAGGGAATCAACTAAAAAGTCTTTGTCTCCATCTACTCCGAAAAACCGGAAGGGGTCTGGTGCAAAATCTGTCACTATTTTTCCATTGTGTTTAAAATTTTCCTTGCCTATCTTATTTCTGTAAGTGGCAAAATCCTCTGTAGACATTGGAACTTTATTACCGGTAATGTCTAAGAGGATTATTTTTGTGGGCATGTGCACCAGGTTATCGTCCCAATCAAATGCATAGTATTTGAGGTCTGGGGTTCCAGTTTTGAAGGACGATGCTTGTTTCGTTTTCATTTTCTGTAAGACAAAAAAAGGGTGGGAAAGTCATTTTTCCCACCCCAAAGATATTAAATATTTTCGAATGACGCACCAGTAGGTGTAATCAAAAACTCAATATCAATAAATTCTAGTGCCTTAGTAGGTTTAAGATAAATTTTACCCGTGAGCGTATTTCTATCCAAATCTTCTGGTGTTGATGCAACAGTCACACGGAAGTCGTATAGACCGCGGTCTCTACGTATAGCATCCAAGATTGGGTTTACCGAATCCAAGAACTGCTGCCTTACAATTTCATCATTTTGTTCGAAGAGTAATCTTACTGCGACAGCAGAAATTAATTTCCTAGCTTGTAACAATAATCTTCTTACATTCAGACGATTAAGAGCAGTGTCTCTTATCTGAAGAGTTTTATTACCCCAGATTACAGTTCCTACATCAGAGAATGTAGCAATCGGATTAATTCTACCTTGGTAAAGAGTATCTCTATCTTCCTGGGTTAATTTCAATCTAGCTTTAACAGAATTGACAAGACCTCTAGTATAACCAGCTGAAGCAAACCAAGGGAATGAGATATTGTCAGTTAAAGCAAGGTTTCTACAAACTTGTCCTGTTGGAGGTATGTAAATTTGTGTATTATTGACAGTATCCCTTTCGAGAATCCACGGATAGTAAGTTGCAGTATACGAAGAATCAATTCCAGTATTATCTAAGTCATCGACAGCTCGCTGAGGGTAAACTATTTCATACTGTGATGTACCATCAGGAACATACATATTATAATCCGGTGTTGTAACAATGTAGACAGCATCTGCTCTTTCATTCTCAACCATCCCTATTGCTAATTCACAAAGATTAGAATTATTAATATAATCAATTCCTGGTGTAGCAAAAACGTTAATGTTTGTAGATTCAGGATTGTTAAAAGTTAGTTGACCCAATAAATAAGCGTAATAGTCGGTGTTAGCAAAGTCCTGAGTGTTATTTTCAACAACAATTCTCTTAAATGTACCATCTCCAGAAGCTGTAGGATACCTTTGTGTTTGTGTCGAACCTTGTAAATAACCGGAAGCTCCTAAAGCAAATCTGTCCTGGTTAGTTCTAAATTCTCTATAAATGTCCCAACCATCAAAACCACCCTGGAAAACGCATGTAAACTTTCTTGAGAAAATAAAATAATATGGACTTTCTTGTGAAGTAGGTTCTGAATCAAAACTAGCAACACCACAAACAAACGCTGGTGTACCACTTGTAACCTGTGAATTGGAAATTGTAACAACAGTTGCTCCAGAATCCATGTGGAAACCTTTAGTTTGATAGTTCCAAGGTTCTGAAGTTGTAGCTAAATCCCATCCAACTACAGGATTTTTTTTACCTTTATATTGTAATAAATCAGTATCAATTCCAAATTGAGATGAAATACCTAAATAAGTTCTTCTAACAATATCACCGGAAGAACTAGTAATGTTTGCACCCCCAGCAGAAGTACCAAAAGGAGGGTCAAAAATAGTTTCTCCAGGGAAGAAATATTTGTTTTTAATAATTGGAAACGGAGAAGGATTTGTAGCACTTTCATAAACTCTTTCTTCAAGACCAAAAAATCCACAAGGTAAAGCGTCGACCGGATATTCGTCTGAAAGCTCAACCATCACATACGCTGAATTAAGTGGATACTCTCCATCTACGGAGCCAATTTTTTTACCTATGAAACTGTTTTGACTTGGGTCCATAGTACAATTGGTATACTTTTCGTAAACAACTGGATTAGCATCTGTATCAAAGAAATCTCTAACTAATACATCAAATGTTTGGTTGTTGAAGGAAATGTTAGCTACTGAAATTTTTATATCAGTATTTGCCGAGTTACCATCACTGATTGTTACAAATCTAAATAAATTAAAAACTTTGTTACCACGTAATTCCGATACAAAGTATGGAGTTTTCGGAGTTTGATATTGGTCTAAGAACCAAGCTATAGATGTTGTAGAACTTTTATCACGAGCTTCAGGGAGAGCAATTAAATCACATTTTACACCACGAACATATCCTTTATTATATCCATAGTTTAACATTCCAAGATAAGATTCTTCAACGTAAATTGGAACTTCTTGCCTTGGTTTCGAGAAGTTAGCTATTCCAAGAACTTTAGTAATGTAGTTAGCATTTGTTGAATCGAATGAGGTGTCAAAAGAAAATGTTTTACCTTCGTATGTAACACCACTCAATTGGAATGTAGCAAAAGGGCTTAGAGAAATACCAGAATAAGCACCGGTGCAAATTAAATTCAAATCAGTTAAACCAGTTACTTGATATTGTGGTCCGTGTTCATTAGCCGTATAAATAGAAATACCACGAGAGCGTAGTGTTGCTAGAATTAAGTTGTTCCATTCTGTATAAGCAGTGCCGGAATAGGTAAATAAATCACCAGTAACTGTTCCAGAGAAAAATCCTGAAGCTCCTGTAACATATTGAGTTACATCATAATACCAAGAATAACCAGAATAACTATTATTAGTTGTAATATCAAAAGTAGCATAATACCAAGAATCATTCACGCCGTTTGTCAAATCTGCAAAGTCCAAACTTAAATTGTCACAACCAAAAACATTATCCAAATTAGAATAAGTACCGTTTAATGTGTTATAATCCGAAGTTGGTAAGGAACCATAAACGTTGGCGGTAGACGCAGAGAGACTGGTATTACCCGAAATATCCAACATAAAATTTAAAAAGTCAGCATTGTAAGTTGACGTTGAACCATCAGCTAGTGTATAAGAAGTTGACAACGAATTAGAAATCAATGCGGGTAGACCTGCATTAAAATTAACAGTTGACCCCGTGGAAAATCCTGAGAAAGTCACCGAAAAAGGTACAGTTGCTACACTAGTGTTGATACCAACAGTGGTACCATCAACATTAGCAATAGCTTGCAAACTCCATGAAGGACCTGCATCATATCCCGACAAACCAAGTATTCTAGTTACAAACAACTGATTAGATTGTTGCAAATAGGCTTTGGCAATATAAGCCGCTTCGTATTTTGGGATTTGTGTGTTTATAAATTTGGTGGGTATTGTACCACCAAAAAAAGTTTGAAACTCATCGAAGTTAGTGATGAAAATAGGTTCAAAGGCAGGCCCCTTTTGTGTTTCGCCCACTAAACCCAAAGTGGTTACACCAACACTTTGAGCAACAAACGATAAATCAGTTTCTGATGTGTATACCCCTGGGGATACAAAAACTTTTTGGTTTGCTTGAGATGTTACTTGAAAAAACATTTGTAATTTTTCTTTATCGGTTTTATTTTAATGATAAATATTCAATTTTTTTTCAAAAAACTTGACTTTTCAATATGTATTAGTAAGTGGGCAGAATTTTTTCTACCTTTTTTCTACCTTATGAAAAGTACCCCTAAGAAGATTAAGAACCTCAAAATATCAGAAACAACCCATCAAGTGTTAAAAGAATACTGTGATGAGAATGGTTTGAAAATTTACAAGTATCTTGAAAAACTAATTTTAGATAATTGTAAAAAGCAGAAAGATATCTACGGTGAATAATTAAACCAGCTTTGCCTGGAACTCAATATTAGCTTCTTGACCTGGAGTTTCCTTAGTAATATCCACTCTTAATAAATCTCCGGTGTTAAGTTGAATAAAATCAACATTTTCCCCATAGTAATCATTGTTGATATAAACAAAATAATTTTCAACATTTAGACTTTTTACTAATGTTAGATTAATTCTATAATCGACTTTATCATCAATAATTGTTGTATTACCAGAGGTATAAAATAAATCATATACAAACTCATCAGGATTTGCCGGAATAATTTCAGCTCTTTTTCCTTTTGGAACCTGACTATCCACTTCATAAAGTTGAACAACTCTTGAAATTGCTGGTTTAACCTCAAATTCTTCTTCATCAATTAAATAACCTAACATTGTAAAGTCATAACTTTGTATGTAGTAATTTCTTTTTTCAACATCAATAATCGATTGGTCTGATAAACCATTCATAATAATTGGTACGTATTGACCTTTTATGAAAGTATACGCTTGGCGAGAAGAAAAAGTTTGGAGAACGTTTTTATTGAACGTATTTAACTCACGCATTCTATTACAAAGAATTTTGACACTATAGTTAATATCCACTGGAACTGGTTGAGGAATAGTGTATATGTCATACCCTTTTTGGTTTCCGTTCCAAGTTGGAACTTTAGCGTAATAAAATTGTTTTCTTACTGGGATTGTATATTGCAGTGATGGATTTGAACCGTATTTAACCTCAGGTTGTCGAACAACGGTAATAAATGGCAATTGAACATTAAAATCTTGGTCCACAAAATTCCATGTTTCCGTAAATTGTGACCACCTTTGATTAGTAATAATTTTATCGACAACGTTAATGTCTTTACCAGATACCGTAGTTTTTAAGGAGTTTTGAACAAACTCAAGCATTCCGCCATCCAAATCGGCGTGCAACACACTCTGAGGAAGATAAGTACCATCTTCATTAATAAATTGAAGAAGTTGTTCTCTCCTAGCGGATAAAGTTTTTGGAGGAACCAAATTAATATCTGGTTTTACCTGTTTTTTGAATATGGGTACTTTAGGTAATGCCATTAGGTTCCAAAGAATTCATTTTGTGAAGTAGGAACAGCAATAATTGTTCTATAGAACGGTTTGTACCCACCATAAGTGTGTTTATTGTCTGAAACAACACGACCATCATCAGCAACCGTATAGTACCTTACTTTATCCTCTGACTCGTAATAACCCAAATAGTCACCATAAGCAATTTCAACACCCAATTCCTCAAGGTATGCTTGATATACAGAGAACCTCATATTGCCAGGTTCATTTTGTTCAATTCTAGAATCACCAAGTCTTTGAGCAGTAGGTCCCAAAATTTGAACATAACCTTTAAGTTCTACAGGTGCAAGGAATTGTATACCTTGTTCCGGAGATTCTCCATAAACATCATCAATTC